CCTAATGCTTTAGAAATTTCATCAGAAGAATGAACAAGGCGAGCAGGAACAACCATAGCTTCTGCATCATTACTCTGTGCTAGCAAGCCAGCTCCTCCTGGAAGAAGCATAGTAGGATCTCCAGTTCCTATAGCTGCAGCTGTGGCAGTAAGTTTAGGAGAACTCATAGCCATACCAACCCCCTTGAGAAGAGCTGGGGCAGCAGCTCCTAGCTTCAGGAGAGACTCATTGATCTCCTTCTCTTTCTGCCCTGCACTCTTCTCCTTCATAACACTTCCTTCCTCGTCCTTTCCTAAGAAGGGAGTGTTAGTTTCAGTAAAGAACTTAGGGAGTTCATCCTTTATAATCCTCAGTGCATCAAGAATACTTGCCATGTTAATTCTCCTTACTAACGAAGTTAGATATCATCAATCATTCTGTTAAGAGGAGAGCCAGGAGTAAGATGATTCCTTACAGAGGAAACTCCAGGAGCATCAGTATCATGCAAGGCTGTATTAACAGCAGAGCGCCAGCCAGTAGCAGAGCCAGTACGCATATACTTTTCTTGGATTCTCTCAGCAATCTCAGGAGTTAAGGTTCCACTACGAATATGATTCTTAAGCTGGTGAGTAGCTCCATTACGTTCTGCTACATCAATGGCCCTGTACATACTGTTGGAATACTCGGCCTCACGAGCTTTTGTTTCACGAAGTCCTCTAGTAGCAAAGACTCGGGCCATGACTCCTTGTGTGCTCCACACTTCTTCTGGACCAGCAATCTGATTACCCTTCTTAGTTACAGAATGACCAGTTACTAATTCCGATATGCGAGCCACAGGACGAGAAATAGACTGAACAGACAGAGCTTCCATAAAAGCTTGAGTAGCACCTTCATCTCCCATCTCCTCAGTAGTCCTGGCTAATACCTTGCCAGCATCATAGGCTTGATTAAGAATCTGAACAGCAGCCAAGTTTTGCATACCACCCAAGATATTAGGAATGCGAGGCTGAATGTCACCACGAGTATAGACAGCCGGCCCAAGGTTAGAAGGCATTCCATACAAGACTACATCGGCTACACCAGAAGGGACTGCCTTATACAAGCCAGTGGTGAGATCATAATGCTCTTCTGAGAAGTGTTCTCCAATCTGCTCTGAGACTTGATTAAAACCTGGGAGAGACTTAACACCAAAGACAGACGATTGCATGAGGCCCATCTTCATGAGTGCCTTATAATCCCTCAGCTCAAACTTCCTATAGATCTGCTGCCCAAGTGTAACCATATAAGTCTGGAACAGACCCATTGCAGTACCAATAGTACCTTGGAACATAGCAGGACGTTGGGCGGGGTTATAGTTACCAACCGCTGTATCTACGAAGTTCCTAGCAAAGGTCAGAATGCCAGCATCCCCAAGACCAGGATAAGCTTTCTTAGCCAAAGCAATACCTGTAGCGAAGCTCATTTCTCGTACAGCTTGCTCACTCCAGATAGCAGGTGTAGAAAGCATCTCAACCGTCTTACCATTCATGAGGTTCTCAGCTTTCTGCATTAGTCCAGGTTGGAAGCTCCTAGACATCTGCATAAACTCTCCCACCTCACTTAGTACAGGCGTAGTAATTCCTAGGTCTTTACCCATATCCTTCCACTTAGATATATACTCAGGATGGAATAGGAACTTAGCTCCATCATACATAGCAGCGGCAGTAGAGAAATGCCCATTACCAGCTAAGCGAGTTCCCATGTACTCAGCAGCAAAAGGTTTCTGCACAGCAGCACTCGTAAGGATAGGCAAAGAGAGAGCGTTTACTAAAGGCTGGCCGAGTTCCATTACCTTAAGAAGAGCAGTAGCTGCGAAGTTATTAGAAACTGCAACCATCCTCGCCGTCATATTAGGAGCTTGGGAAATCTTCTCAACATGGAAACGCTGTCTAGCAGTAGCATCATCCATACCTTGGAAGGGATTAGGAATACCTTTATCAGCCAAGTCTTTCATAAGAGCTTCATACTCTTTATCAGACATGTGCTTACCCTTGCCCAACAGACCAGCTGAGGCATTAAGAATAGGTTCCATCGTTTTAGAAATAGCTTGAAGTCCCATTTCTGCGATAGTCTTAATACCATTCTGAGCATCCTGCCAACCAACATACTCATTCAGGTTATTTCTACCAAGCATGGTATTCTTAACAGTAAGACCTGCATCGGTTGGAGTATGAAGTGCTCTCTGCAATCTTCCAGTAGGTTGTCCTTTTGTGAGAGCCTGAGCATTAGCACTCAAACGATCTACCTGCTGCATGATATCACTATAGTGAAGCTCAAGGTTTTGAGCTACAGATTTATGAATATAATGTTCATACCCATTCATCAGTTCAGAGAAAACATTAGCTGACGTAGGTGTGATAGCCATTGCAGAACTACCACCATGGAGAGAAGAAGCATCGCTAACACTCATAAACATTGGATCATGCCGGTTTTCAATCTTATTATACAGCTGTTGATCTTGTCCCTTACGAACAAATGTCCAGCTTCCAGCAGTCCTATCTGTCATCGTAGCAGCGAAAGCACTCTCAGCACTAGCAAGTTCAGCAGGAGTATTGCCATGCAGAAGTTTTGTACTTCCGTCTACTTTATCAATGACATAGGTAATGTACTTATCCCTAGGATTGAATGCAGGCATCCAGAATCCCATATCACTAAGAGCTGGCATACCTAAGGTTTTACGGAAGGTAGTATTCATTCCAAACAACTCTCTACCTACTGTCTTCATTTCATCGAAGGCAGCTTTCACCTTCTCACTCTGGATGATAAACTCCTGACCCTTATACATAGCAGGCACAAGAGTAGGATTTCCATCAAGATCAGTTCCTTTCTGGAAGAACTGCCCATCCATATAGTAGCGTTCTCCCTTAAGAGAAGCATTCAGTTCTCGTGCAATATTGAATTCTACAACAGCCGTATTATCCTTGATGATCTCACCAAACTGAGCACTTAAGTTCTTAACCAGAGATTTGGTTGTCTTATCATAAAGGTGAGCCGAGTCCTTACCAATAGCGGTAATAATCTCACCAGCAGTTCCCATGTCCCTTAGAGTAAAATCTGAGGAGGTAAAGAACTTGCTTCCGAGGGTTGCATCAGTTACTTTGTTAATGCCATCTCTCAACATGGCGAGGCGCTTCTCATTATCCTGAGAATAAATGAAAGTACCAAGATCACGAAGAGCACCCGATGGGGAATTCATTAGGAAGTCTCTCTTAATAAGAGCATCCACTTGGTCAAGCATAGTATTCTGAATACCACTACGAATCTGAGCAGCTGGGACTTTAGTCATAGTAGTTCCTACAACCAAACTCCTCTTATCATTCCCAAGGTGCTGACCAATCTCATCTGCACGAGAGTAGGACATATTAGGAAGATCTTCTAGTTTAGAAGAACCAGACTGAACAGCCTTGACAGTATCGAGAGGAACATTAGTACGAGTTGAGATAACCTCAGCAGGGAATCCCATACCTGTTAGCATCTTAATATCACCCTCCTTATTCTTCAGGAGTTGATTATGAAGATCAGTTAGACCAGCTTCGACACTCTCCTTAGTAGAGTTCGAGGACTTAGCTAAGTTGTAGGAATTAAGGTCATCCACATATTGCTGAACTTCCTTTCCAATATATGCCTTAGCATCATTTTCCATCAACTGAGCAGCGGACTCCTTAAAAAAGGCCAGCTCATCTTGAATAGAAGAGAAAGAAAGAGATCCTGCTTGCTTTCCTTCAGACACAATCTTACCAGCTTGGATTTCATAATCACTTAGTTTAGCAGTAGACATAAAATCATCATAGCTATTTTCAACTAGGTTATTAATGGAAGCCTTCTGCTTACCACCAAAGTTAGCAGCATCAATTCCATAGTTATCCAGCTTAGTAAGAGATGGAGGAATCTTAGCCTTGGCAACAGCATTAACAGCCGTGGGAAGTGTATCAGCAACATCACGAGTATGAGCCATGACTAGGATTTCAACGCTCTTCTTTCCACCAGCACTTCCAACAGCAGTATCTTTCATTACTCCATAAACGTCATCTACCTTAACCTTGTACCAACGACTAGCTCCAGAAGAACCCTTAGCAAATTCATCAGCCTTCTCCATATGGGTAGTGAAGGATTCAAGGAAGTTAGAACCAACAGCCTTCTGCTTAAGACCACGCATAAGATACACATAGCCTTCACTATCAGCATTCTTCATTAGCTCTTTTCTAAAAGCTACTGACTGTGGAGAATTGTAACCATCCTTAATACTCTGAATATCCCGATCAGAAGTACCATACTTCCTATGTCCAGGACCTGTGGTATAGGCATCCAAGAATTTCTCACGCAAAGGCTTCTGCTCAGAGAAAGAACTAATCCATTTCCTAAGCATGTGAGTAAGATTACTATCTGGATGATTCAAGAGAGTGTACTTAGGAAGATTATTCTCATTAGTAATAGTTTGAATATCAGACAGGTAAGTAGGCTTGACTCCCTTGATACCAGGAGTAGTGTTACGAGCAATCTCCCGAAGAAGCATTGTCTCTTCAATCTTACTCCAGTTAGGAGTCTCGTTAGTCATTACAACCTTAAAGGTAGAAACATCCTTACCTTCACTTACTAGCTTTTGTAGACGAGCAACTACAGCATTAAGCATAGGACCATCATCAGGACTAATGACAATCTTACTTAATTGATCTTCCTTCATTTCATCAACAGCCTTCAGCTTACGAAGGTAGTCGAGGTCTACGAAAGCTGAGGTTTGAATATCCTTCTCAAAGGCATAGTCTCTATTGGCAGTAGTAAACCAATTCGAGGTCATACCCTTAGTGAGTTTCCTCTCATCTTGAATTAAGTCTGAAGCTACTCCATATCCTGAAAGGTCAGACTTACGCATGAATGCGCCGAAGGTGGGAGAATAAACCATATCATCTTTTACGATGAATTCCTCAACATCACCAAACTCATTCACTTTAGATTTAATCTTAGTGAGAGGAATTCCCTTAGTTGGCTCCGCTGTAGAAGAGAAGAGTTTGTCGTAATACTGCTTAACAATAGAAGTCTCTTCCTTGCCAGTAGCAAAGTCGATCTTGTTAATTCCAGAGAAGAGTTCAGGAGAAGCCGCAATATCCCTTAGTAGGGAAGAGCGAATCTCATCACCACCTTGGTGGGCTGGAACTGCTTTGATAGCATCTGAAAGCATATTATCGAAAGCATCTGCTTGAGCAGCCTTACTGCTACGAATGAAGGATTCAGCTAGGTTCGTAGTAAGCTTATTGTATTCATTAGTAGTGCCGGCATGGAATAGGAAGTTCTCCCAATTAGAGATGTTATCCTGATGCTGTGCAATCTGCATACTATAATCTTCAGTCAGAGAAACAGGAGCAGTACCTCTCTGTAGCGTAGCTACTGCTTCTTGTTCAGCAGCCATACCCAACTTACGAACATCATAGCGATTAGAGATGTGGGAAAGAGGGCCAACAATGGCTGCACCTAGCATCATGCTAGTTCCGAAGGAAGAGATAGGATCTTTGATGTAATCCTCCATGAGAGGATGAGCATTCATAGTAGCGACAATGGCGAGTTCGGCGGCTGCATTATCTACTACCGCAGTATTCACTAGGTTGCGAACAGCGAGAGCACGAGTGGCGAGCTTATATTCCTCAGTCGCCATCTTCCCATCTCGAATAAGGGTATTGACTTTAGCAACTTGATCAATCTTACCAGCTTCAGAGAACCAATTAAGTCCCTTCATTCCTCCTCTAAGGGCTTGAACTCCTTTCAGAGCAATACCAGCAGGAACAAAGACACCTCCTATGAAGCTTGCCAAATGGATAGCATCAGGATTCTCATCGTAAACTTTAAGAGCATTGTCTCCAATTCTACCAATCAAATCTCTGGTATCGACTTCATACTTCTCAGGTACAAGAGAGTTGAATGTAGAAGCAGCGAAGTCCCCGACTGTTGCACCAACACCTCCTATAATGGTGGAGACAACACCCGTCTTAGCATTCTCCATAGCATCAAGAGGAACATAGTCCTCTATGGTATCATTGCTAGCAGCAGGAGAAGGAGTTACAAAGTTGTCAAGAATAGTCATTACTGATTACCTCCTTGAGAGAAGCCGGAGAAGAAAGCGTCACCAGCTTCCATGATATTAGAACCAACATTGCGAGTAGCAGTATTCAACTGTCCTAGAGGATGAGCAGCATATGCATCGCTAGTAGCTCTACCCATGAACTCTCCAATCTTCTTAGCTAAGGTATCTGAGACTGTCTTAACTGTGAGAGAGGTTTTGAATTTCCTAGATTCATCCTCAAGTCTGCTCTTCTCAAAAGGCATATGAAGAATACCATTACTACCTTCTTTAGCAAGAGCAGCAGCATAAGCTTGAGTTATCTTATTCTGTCTATCAATCTTTTGCTGATTGGAAAGAGTAGGATCATTGATATAAGTGAGAGAAATATCATAGGTAGTTGGTTTTTTGTTAGGATTCTTAGCAGCAGCTTTGACACCAGCTTCTACAAAGGCAGGGTCATTAAGATTCATAGCTACAGCAGTAGGGTCAGTCTTTACATAGTTAATAGTCGAGGCTTCCATGATATCAGGAATCTTGGTAATCATTACCTTATTCAATTCTTTACGATCTGAGGAAGAAGCAATGTTATACTTAGCAACAAAGTCCTTAGCTGCTTGAGGAGTCATAATACCTAACTTAGCAGCAGTAGAAGCAAACATGTCAGGACTCTTAGATAGCATTTCTGCCTGCATAATAGTCCTAGCTGCTTCATCTGGAGACTTACCAGTACGGGTGGAGTACTCAGATACAGCTAGTTGACGAGCTGCCCCATTACCTTCCATAGTTGCAGTAAGATAATCTTTAGAAGTTAAGGCTCCAGTTAGGATAGGTTGCCAGTCCTTAGACTTACCACCACCCTTAAGAACCCAGTCAGCAAAAACTACATCATCCTTCATCTCTGGGTTAAAGTTAGTAATTGCTTTGCGAGCCTCTGGGTCAATAGAAGCAGAGACAATCTGAGCATTCTCTCTACGAGTTTCTTCTTTCTGAGCAAGCTTCTCTGCATCATTGAAAGCTTTCTCAGCCATCTTAGTTTGCAAGCTAATAGAATTCTTAGCCCTAGATGTGAAGTTAGTGTACTCGGGACTGTTCTTAAGGAGTTCCTCAGCTTGTTTTCTTGCAACACCTTCTAGGTTAAGAACGCGAGCACGCTGCTTGGCAGTCTCTTCTGAATCAATACCCTTCAAGTCTGAATTCCTACGATCTAAGTCCATAAGATCACGAAGCTTACGACGTTCAGGGTCTAGGTTAACATCCTTCTCAGCAATCTTCATGACTGCTACTTGAGCAGCTCCTAAACGTTGCTGTACATTATCCGCGAATTGATTTATAATCTTTTGCTTAGACATAAAATCTGGTGCATTCATTACCAGAGATTCATAGTCTGTGATGAAATCCCCTGTACCTTGATTCTGAGAGGACTGCTGTGTAGGAGGAGCAGCTACTGGAGGAGGTTCAATATATACCTGAGCAGAAGGACGTAATTCAGGTACATTAGTAATGAGACGACTTCCTGAGGAAGAAGGAGCTTGCTCTTGGTAAAGGGCAGCAAGTTGCTCTTCAGTCGGACTAGCAATAGTATCCCTACCAAAGACAGCAGGACCCTCATTTACAAGTTGTGTTAGTTGATCTTCATAGATTGCCATTATTATCTCCTTTATACTCTAGCCTGATCGTACCAATTAGCACCGAAGCCACCACCATTTGGTTCTGTATAGTAACCAGTATCACCATAGTTAACAGTCTTCTTATTAAGATCTGCTACAGCTTTAGCATACCAATCATTTGGATTTGCAGCAACAGCTCCACCTCCATTAGCAACACCTTGATTAGCTACTGTATCATATACAGCTGGGCCAGTAGTATTCCTAGTAGTACCAACCCCACCTACACCAACTGAAGCATAAGGATTAAAGTTACTCATACTACTCTGATTCTGAGTTTGAACTTTAAGAGAATCCGCTAGCTTAACCATTGGGTCAATAGTACGATCAACACCTTGAGTAAGACCTGCTCGCGTGTTAAGCATGGAGGCTGCAATCCTGCCATATTCTGATGCTTGGTTAGCTCCTAAGGCACCGGCGGCTTGACTACTTTCAGTAGCTAGCTTTTGAGATAGAAGAGCTTGCATGGCTCCACCAGAAGTACCAGCTCCTTCTTGAGCACGCTGGATAGCTGGCATATTCTTCTCCATACTTAGGCGAAGATTTTGTGCCATAAGATCGCCAGCATCTTGGAATGCACCTTGCTTACTATAGTCCTTAAGACTCTGATCTAGAAAAGCAAGAGTATCCGCACGCTCGGCTGAAGCTTTCTGATATTCAGCAGTACCTCCTGCATTAAATTCCTTAATCTTATTCTTTAAGATATCCCTAACTTCCTGATCTTGGATACCAGAGTAGGAAGAAGAGGAGGAATTAGAAGCAGAGCCAGTACCACCAGCAGCTCCGCCAGTACCTCTCTTAGCCATTACTTCTTTAATAAGGTTATTACGAGCAATGGTATCATTCTGCATTTGCATAGCAATACCACCAGCCCCAGCATTAAGTCCACCAGACCTAGCCATAGTGTTAATGTAAGCTATTTCTTGTGGGGACATCCCCATATCAATAAGGTCTTGATCTCTATTTGCCATGATTGTTTCTCCTAATTCAGTTAATAGCTTAACGACGTGCTGCCATGATGCCACGGAATTCCATATACTGTAAATCAAAATTCCCAGATATGGAGATTGTATGCCACATAGCATTAACATGGCACTTAACAAGAGCTTGTGTTACACCTGCAAAGGACTCTTTATGTTGAATATTCAAATCCAAATCTCTACTATTGATACTTCCATCTACTATGATATCACCAGTATATGGAGTACGGAAGTTAATATTCACTTCCAAAACTTCTGTGAAACCAAGACGATATAGACCGATCTTGCCATATCTCATTACAGAATTATTATCATTCTGAGCAAAGAGCTTGATCTTCTTATCAAATGGAGAGAGGATTCCTGAATCCATACCAAAGTTAGTGTAGGGAATAGCCTCATTGTTAGTAGCATTGATTGGGGAGAATTGAAGGAGACAAGAGAATTCACCAGCTTGTTTACCCCACTTCTTAAGGTGCATATCCATTACAAAGCTACCAACTAGAGTAGGATAAGCAGGAACAGGAACACCATCCTGGAGAGTAAAGGTTGCAGGAGGATAGGTAAATGTAGGATCAGAATAGACCCAACCATCTGCATCTAGATCAGGATAACATGAGTTACCAGAATCCTCAATAGTAAGAATCTCTCCGAGAGGTTGATTAATTCCCAGCATCTGTCCTATAGAATGTGACATGAAGTGCTGCCCATGTACAACCTGAGTACCTCCTGCAGCAATATTCTTTAACTGCCATGGAATACAATCAGAGATAGTAACGCCAGGTCCGGGAGTAGTTGCAAAGTAGGCTTCATTAGCAGGAACAGAAGCAAGAGGTTGTCCCTCACCAGGATCTACTACATTAGGAGTAAAGTAAGTTGTCTTTAATGTGGGGAAAATCCTACCAAACATATCTTGGTTAATAGTATTAACACCTTGTTGAGAAGCATTAAAGATAAAATCTGTTCCTCCCATCGTAGCATTTTCACTAAAGCTATTACGATCTACAGGAACGAGAGCAAAGATGAGTTCCTCTTCTAGAGAATATTTATAAACTTTCTGTGCTCTTTGAATATAGACTACCTGTTTAGTGAAAGGTTCTCCAGAGTTATACTTACGAACATAAGCACTACCAGCAAGATCACCATTAGGTAAAAGTTCCATGCTAGTTCCAAGAGTTCTGCTAAGATCATAGAGGACTGAACCTCCATGAGGCGTATAAGGAAGATTGGCAGCTCCTGTACGAATCATATAATTAAACTGAATAGAGGCTACTCCAAGTTCAGAAGTAGTGATTTCTGTGCCACTATACCAGTTATTATTAGGAAGAAGATACTTATAACCTTGTGCTATATAATCAGAGAAGGTATCATATAAAGAGGTGAGATGGGAATAACTAAACACACTAGCATCTGCGGAATAATTATCTGCATTATAATGCCCTGGACGAAGATAACGAATATCAAAGTTTCTCCATGCCTTAGCATTAGTAGTAAGATTTACTGCACGACAGAAGTTAGTATAACTAGCCGAGGCCATATTAGCACCAGAGGGAGTCTCTGCCTGATCAAAGTATAACTTCCATTTCTGACCAGTAGCAGTCTCTGTCTGATACATTTCAGGAGTATCAAAAGCAGCTAAGATTTCATCTTGAGTAGGATAATGATCAAAGTAAGCCCATGCAGTAGGATCTATCCAAGAAGAGCCATTATAAGTACGCATCCTAATTGCAAAGACAATAGGGACTTCTCCCATATTTACTTGGGTTAATGACTTAAGAACTCGTGCACAGATAGATGTACTTAAAGTAACATATTTTTGAATAGAAGCTTTAGCATATAGACTAGAGATATGATCTACTTTGTTATCTTTCATATCTACTTTAACTGATATACCACCTACCGGAAAGAATAGCTTTGTAGCTACTTGTCCACTTGTGATAGTTAGATTACCATAAGATGAATATACATCCCTATCATAGAAAGAGACTTCATTCATCTCGTTAACACGTTCTATTAAGAAGTCATGCTGATCTTGGCAGAACTGTTCATATTCCATAACAGAACTCATCCAGTTATAGAGAAGATCAATTACAGAATTAGCTTCATTTCCAATCTTAGATGGATAGAGATCTTTATAGAAGCTACGCTCGAAGCAATTGTAAATAGTAGAAAACGTGTGCGGGGCACGAGTCTTATCCATATTCTGAATAAGAGCAGTTAAGATTGCAAAGGTTCCAGCAGATGGATACTTGTTACTAGCGATAACATTCTCGCTATCAAAAGCATTATTGACTACTTCGGGAACAGGAAGAGATTCAAGAGTAGGATTTTGAACCTTATACATTCCACCAAACTGTAAGAGTCCCATATCTTCAGCTTGAGAAGGAATACTAGGATGAGTCATAGAGACTGAAAAGAATGGAGCTTCATAAGCAGGTAAAGAACGATCAGTAATAGCAACACCCTTGCTATTCCAAAGTTGAGAATCAATAGCTTGGAAGGTTTCATTAGGAGTAATGTAAGGGAGTGCTCCATAAGTATCCCATAAAGAAGTATCAATGGCGATAATAGGAGCATCTAATGAAGGAATCTCTACATTAGTAAAGCTAGTTATCCCAATGATATAAGCATCGTCGATTACAGAGATGTAGAGGAAGCGAGCAGCATGACACTGCACATAGACAGGATCCCTGCTTTCCTTAAGAAAGTCAAACAGTTCAGGAAGAATTGGCTTAAGATCGTACTGACGAGACAGGGCATTATAATGTCCAATAGTAATGATACCTACTGAAGTGTATGCGTAATGCTCCTTGTCACTTTGCCCAATACAACAAGCACCAGGATGAGCAATACCTCCAGCGGAAGTAATAGACATAGCATCCCAAACAGTAGTACCCGAAGTACTATACGATACACCGACAATACTACGAGTGCAGTAGATAACATATCCCTCTCCATGAGGAAGTACCATTACAATCCGGCCTAGAACACCTAGGAAGGTTGCATTACCTACCATATTCTCAATAGAAGGTGTGAAGTCCGTTAAGTCAAAAGCACTAGACCAAGCAATAGAATTCTCAGAATCCCAAAAACAGAGTCTGCCATTGCCACGGAATATTCCCATCTGTCCTGCCATATTGAGGAAAGAAGGAACGAATTCAGTAAGTACTAGGGCATCAGAAATCTTGATAACCTTAGCATATCCTTGACGATATATATATAGATTGTTCTCAATGACACACCAAGTATATTGCCTATAGATTTGAGAAGTAGTCCAGTCATCAGGAAGAGCCAATGCTAGAGTCCAGACAGTTGCTCCTGCTTTTGCAGTACGAATACCATCAGAACAGAATGCAATAAGCATGTTCTCATAGGTTTCAGATTGGAAGGTGATGATCTGATCACAAGGCTTAGGGAGAGCTTCTAACGTAAGCGCGGATTCAGTTCCAAAATAACTTCTGTAGCCATAGGAAGTGGGAAGGAAATTATATCCCTCATATGGAAGGATTGGCCCACCCTCATCAGGAGTATCTTCCTTAGCTGTGTAGTGCAGAGTATTAGGAAAAGCATTAGGATCAATAGGGAGATAGCTTTGAGTAAGATCTATCTTCTTAACAATTTGGGCCATTTCTTTACCTCTTAAAATTAACGTTTAACATACTGAGTTTGCAAGGCAAGGCCAGCCCATTTATCTATTAGCTGGCAGTAGAGATAACCTGCAACTGCATAAGAGATTACTGTAAAGGAAGCCGCCGTGGGAGCTACTGTTACACGAGTTCCTTTTTGAACGAATACAGTATCTGCTTGTATAGCTCCATCTACGCCTATAATAGCAGTTCCACCGAAGCAAACTAGACAATCTTCCGTAGCTGTAAAACTGATGATTTCACAATCTGCTGGAATTGCTACTGATACTGAGACAGTAACATCAAAGGCTTTACGAATAAATGCAATAGGACGAATGACATCAAAGGGAATAGCAATGCCATCTGGAGTAGAAAGAGGATAACGCTGAGTTGTAGAAGACATTTCAATTCCTTTTAATAGATAAGAAAAAACCCCTCCCGTAGGAGAGGTTCTCTTTATTACCGAAGTTACTTAGCTTCAGCAACCACAGGTTGGCGAGCAATGCAAGAAGGAGCTACTGCTGCATAAGGACTGGCGCAGAGAACAGCGAGGGCATCTTCCATCTTACCCATTCCACTAAATGAACGGGCGGTTTCACGAATATTACATTCAGTAGATTCCCAGGAAGAGCCAACTCCAATATTAAAGAAAGGATTACCACCACCTAGCTGAGAAGTTCCCATACAAGGAGCTGAAGGATACAAGGAACCTAGGCCGAGAGCAGCTACCTGAGCAGGATAGTTCACAGCAAAATTAACACCAGAAGAAGAGCCTCCACTTTGAGCTAGTGAAGTTCCACCTGCGGCATAAGCAGAAGAGTTGTTAGCGTTAGCATTCCTATTGTCGTTAACATTAGCGGAAGCAACAAAAGCAGCTGCACTACTCCTAACGTCGTTATCAATCCGATTGCTAATAGAATTAGCATTAAGATTAGTATTAGAAGAGGAGGAAAGAGAGGGAGGGTTATCATTACCGATACCTACTGCGAGAGCAGAGAAAGAACAGGATAGTAGAAGTAGGGCTGCAAATTTCTTCATGGTGATTCTCCTAACTTAGGTTTAGTGGTACTGCTGGGATTAGCCTTTTCAGGCTGGATAAACGAATTGTTTTCTACTCTATCTGCTTCATGATTTACGTCTGTGAAGTTACAAAAGCCTAGACATTGTAGAGAAATTGTTTCATGTTTAGAAACTCCTGCACAGCCTCCAAGAGTTATGAGGATAAGGAGGAAAGAGATAGGAAATATCATGGTAGTCTAGCTAAGAAAGCAGACATTTGCGTGTAATCAATTACAAACCTAGGAGAAGCTGTTGCTGCAATAAGTCCCCATAGTTCTAAATAGTCTGTAGTACCATTCATATAAACTAAAGTAGAAACAGTAGGAATCTGTTCTCCGCCATTTATATTTCCAGATATTAACCAAGCACCATTCTTATGGATAGCTACTTCAATAGCACTTACTGTAGTACCTCTTCCACATAAAGAACCATTAACTTGATAATAACCAGCTACCTGTGGAGTGAATCTATTATTAGTTGTATTAAAAGCATTATTTGTATCGAATAGTTCTGAATTAAGAGCTACCTTAGTAAATACTCCAGAGGTGACTGATTGATCAGAAGTAGCTCTCTTAGCAGAAAAAGCTGGGCCAGGAGAAGGAGCAGGTACATTAAGATTATATCCATTAATACCAGTGATAAGCTTAGTAGTCTGGTTAATTTCTAGAGCAGCTTCTGCTGCATTGCCAATAGTGACTTTAAGCCCGTCACTTGAGGCTTTGATTTTAGCTGTCATGTTAGTATCCCATCGCTATGTACGAAAGTTGTAGTTGCCCTTGATACACGCCATAAGGATTTACTTTAATCGCTCGGCAGCTAAATCCTGAGGTGGTTACGGAAAACGCACCTAGTAAAACACCCTCACCACCAACAGCTATTTCTGAGTTAGTAAGCACTAAAGAGGATACTGAAGTAGGAAAAGCACCCCCTATAAAGGTGATAGCTGCTGTTCCTGTAGCATCAAAGGTAACAGTGGCGCGGGCGCACTTAATAACGGTTCCCGCTGATGCCGTATCATTAGCCCCTATAGCTCCATTCTGCGGAAATACCACCTTCCCAGTAGCATCCACAGTCATAATGTCCTGCCCACTCTCACGGGCCAGCTTCATCGTCCCATTGTCAGCTTCTGCTGTTAGGACGAAATTATTAGCAGGAGTTACACTAAGTCCGAGGCGATGTTTGATTGCTCTGATAATAGACATTATGCGGCCCTCACACTATTAGGCTGGCATTGAGATACGCCGGTATCTCCACTAATCTTAGTTGTCATTAAACTATGCTCCATTCAGTACCAGCAGAGAGAGTAACCTCAAAGCCATTATCAACAATAACTGGTCCAGCTGAGAGTCCATTTGTTCCAGATGCTAATGTGAGATTCTCTGCAATATGCTGACTATTATAGAAGATAGCTTTAACAGCAGCACTACCTAGCATCTGTCCGCTACCACTACTTCCTGAGGTGAAGAATCTGAAAGTAGCAACTGCTCCTACATCAGCATCCATGATAAGTTCAAATGAGTCATGGCTATTACTAACAACACGAGCCACTAGTTCTATTACATCATTAACATGGAAAGCTGCGGTGAGAGGACCTGAGATAGAGATGAAAGAATCAAAGTTAGCTGGGATTTGCTGAGAGACTACTTGAGGATTTACTACTCCATTAACTCGAAGACCTAGTTCTATGACACCAGTTCTTGTAGTAGCATTCACAAGAGGAACACTAATTAGTTCAGTGGCTGTATTAGCAAGCACATCTACAGTTAGAAGAACATCAAGATCGAGGTCTACCCATCCTGCGGATATAGGTGCTCCTGCTACTTTAATTGTAACTGGAGTGGTCTTAGTATCCTGGACTGAATAAGCGGAAGGAGCCGGAGCCTGATAACCAATCTGAGCACCACCAAAGGAGTCTACTCCAGCAATAATTAAGGAAGAACCAAGTTGAGGAGCTGGGAGAGTTAAGATAAGATTGTCGGAATCTAGTACTGTGTAAGGAGAACGAACAATGAAACCCTCAGGAGAGTTGATTTCTAATGCATCACTACCTGGTGTGCCTGGGTCTGGGATCATAGCAATAGTAGCAATAGCAGAATTAGCACCCTCAAAGTTGAGAGGACCAATCATTGTATCACCAGCTTTACTTACTTTAGAGGTATCGCTAGGGTGAATATGATCTCCACGGCTATATTCTACATCATCACCTGCACTGGCCGTTCCATCCATGATAGGAAGGGTATCAGAAGGAAGAACAGAGGAAGCACCTATGGAGTGGGAGAAGTCTATGTTGACCCTAGTAAAGTCTGCAGGAGGTGTACCACCACCAGAAACATAAGCCACAGGTATAGTGTAATACTGTGGTGAGCCACCTGAGGTAACTATAGGACCAGTTATTTCATACTGAACTGTATCACTAGGATTATCTTCTAAGGAGCTTATTAACTGATCTCCAGCAATTAAATTATCAAGCTTGTCCTGAGCAACAGAATCAGCATCAATTACAGTAGCCCAAATAGTATTAACTAATAGTGGGTCTGTATTATTACGCTTACAGGAACCAGCATTTAGTGGTAATGATGTACTACCTAGGAATTTCCAAACACCTGAATAGATCTCAGTAGTTGTTCTAGCAAACCAGCCTCTTTCCCCATTAGCATCAGTACCATAAGATTGATTAGGACCAGGAGCAATCTTATCATTTACGAAAGAAGCTATGACATTCTCAACTCCTAGAGCACCAACTGTATTAATAGAACCAATACCTATTACATTGCGAGAGTTCCAATCAGCATCACCATCTGTGGAGGAAGTCTTAATTAAAAATTGTCCTGCTGTACCACCATCAGGTAAGCTTCCTCCGGAAGTAGCAGGGTGAACGTGATCTCCCCGGCTTACATTAGTAGAAATACCAGGAGAGCCTGCACCAGAATCGGGAGCCGGAGTAGAGTCATAGAATGGAATGTTAGTAGCCCCACCCATGTAGATACCACCAGGAGTTAGGCCATCACCACCATAGTAATCATTCTCATCAGTATCAAAGAGGAGTTCTCCCTGAGCAGGAGTGAGAAGCAAGCGTTCAGCTGAGGTAAGACGTGGAACTTTCCAAATAGCCATTATACTCTTGTGCCTCCATCATTAAATCCATCTGGGTTCATTCTACTGCCACCATCTAAGATACCACCAGTGCCAGTATATACATCACCGCCACCGCCTCCTGTACCGTCTGCTCCCTTCTGAGCTACTAAATCCCAAGGATTAGCGGGAGGAGCAATTCCTATTACATCAGCAGTAGTTACATAAGAAGAGCCTAGATAGTAAACTACATCATCTTTTATATATTGAGTAAGGGGATTATAGGGACCTCTCCATACTAGCCCTTCTTCACCTTTCTCTCCTTGGATGCCTTGAGGACCCGCTGGACCTTCTGGACCGGGAACAGTAGAGTCTGCACCAGCAGGACCTTGTGGGCCAGCAGGTCCAGTGTCACCAGTATCTCCTTTAGGACCAGGAGGACCCATAGGACCAGGCTCTCCAGTCCCAGTAGGAGGAGCTGGGTCAAACCAACCAGTATCATTAAAGGCGCTCATTCTTATGCCTCCTTACGGAAAGGAGATATCCCGGACAAAGTTATCGAAGACTTCTTTAGCTAGGCCAGCATGAATTTGGAACGAAGAATCATCACCAATCTGCTTAAAGATAATACTAGCCGCACGATCAATAATAGAAGATGGAATAGCATCGAACATCCAATCTGTTTGAGTACCTGAGAGGACAGCAGGAAACTGGTAATATAGGACATCTAAAATAGTATCACTAGCTTGGAGAATGTATGTGAGATCAGTTCCTGCAACATAGTACTTATTAACCTGCGTAATACCATCAGGAGCGAAGAGGTTGGAAGGATCTATTTTAGATAGAGGAATAAGATTGTTACGGGCTTTGACGACATGAAAGACCCGGAAGCGGACAAGAGAAGATAGAGAAACAGTACCAGCAAGAACGTCAGCAGGAATTGCAATAGTTGTTTCAGCACGATCTGCTTCAAAACGGGAGTTAGTATGGAAAAAGGAGAGAGCCGCATTCACAGCCCTCTCCGTCTCAGCTTTCTTATCAGGTCGTTTCGTTATGTCGATGACAGCCTGTACAATTTCCTGGAAGTTCATCGTAATTCCTTAGGTAGGAAGAGCAGCAATAGCAGCAGTAAGAATGCCAGCAGCAGCTAGGTCAGCCAGGAAAGCATCTTCTTCTGCATTAGCAGGAGTATAGACACCGAAGGAATCAGGCCGGATAATGTTACATTGAAATTGATAACCCTTACGAGAATTATCTACAGCAGTGTAAGTATTATTAACGGGAACGAAGGTTGGAGTCATGAAAGCTTTTTGAGCAGCAGAAGGATCACGATCTGCTTCCATTGTGGTATCCCTCTTAAGGTACTGGAGAGAATTGATACCATTGTTAGGAAGAGTAAGGTTAGCTGCATCAACAGTAGTAATTGCGTAAGGCTCTGCCTCAGGAGGAGCTTCACCTTCTTCAGTAAGAACTTCATCAGTTCCTAGAAACTCATCTAGGGGAATATCTACTTCAGTAGAGGCAGCCAGTTTTTTAGCTTCGAGGGTTTCGGAAAGAGTAGGCATTGTAAACCTTTCTAACAAATAAAATCCTCCTCCTTGTTTAAGGGAGGAGGTCTGCTATCGCAGAGGAGGAGACACTTAGAAAAGATTAAGCAGCAGCCGTCAGACCCGTAATGTAAGCACAGCTATACGGATTGATGAGTTCGACTGCCAGCTCTGTGGTGAGAGAACCACCAACACCGTCGATACCGCTTTCCAGAATCTTACCATTACTACCGTACTCTTCCGGCTTGGTATCACGACCATTCATGTAAGCCAGCTTGAGAGCAGGCATGTCCATAACCAGAGCAGAACCGACTTGTCCGAGTCCATTCATGAGAGGATGCTCGATCAGGTTAACAGTGCCCTTGTAGAACTTGAACTTCGTGAAGTGCATACCGAAGCTAGTCTCGTTCTGGGTAATCTGAACTTGACCAGACTTAACACCGATAGCGTTGATAACACGAATGGCAGTAGCATCACCAAACAGAACACGCTCTTTCGGATTAGCCATATCCGTAGAATACTGGAAGGCCGGTTCGAGAAGCTGAACGAGTTGGTCATAGGTAGTAGTAGAAGCAGCTGCATTAGTATTACCCGGAGCATACTGTTCCATAGCATCAATGACACCTTGCGTGGCATGAAGCGGCTGACCACCAGGACCAACAGCAGGAGCTACTGGCTGACCCCAGATAATAGCAGACTCGATATCAACCGAGTGGAACATGCTACAATCTTTACGAGATTCTGCAACGTTGCTGTAGCCCATTTCGGCCAGAGAAGCACGAGCAGTATCAGTAAGACCCCAAGCATTACGGAAAATCTGCGTATAGTTCGGCACGTAGGTAGTAGCGAGCTGACGAGCAGACGGACGGTTAGAACCTTCTTCAAACGCCGTACCAACTTGGAAGATAATAGCATCATCTGCGATAACAGCTACAGCAGCAGTACGACCAAAGCCACGAGCTACAGTAATCTGAGTAGCACTATTGATAGCAGTAATACGCACATTCTCACGAACTGACGGGAAGAAGAGAACCATACCAACAGTCATGCCAGCACTAGAAGCCACATCCAACGTAGTAGTAGCAGCAGATGCAATAGCAGTAGTGATAGAAGTCTTAACGAAAGTCATCACCTTGCTGAAGTAGCCGTGGGTAGAAGCTTTAGCCGAGGACTTGCCAGACTGCGAGGAGAGAGCAAACATCGGAGCAGAACCATTCGGGAAGAGACGAAGAATCGTCCCTGCGAACGACCGCATATTAAGTTCTGCGGGGTTCTTGCCTGTGTTAAATACACCAGTAATGAGGGCCATAGTAGTTCCTTAAAAGTTAACCATTCATGTATTTAGACCAATCCATCTCTTCAGGCTTACCTTTAGAAGATTCGTTGGCAGGAGAGGAGGGATTCAGAGCAGAAGCAATATCTGTCACATACTGTTTAGCAGCCTTCGCAATTTCCTGAGGTGAAGCATCAGGATTAGCCCTAGCAAACTGGCTAGCGATGCGATTAAGTTCTGACTTGATAACAGGATGATCGAAGTTAGGAGCGTCAGACATAGCTTGAGTAGTTAGCTCAGTCTTAACTCCTTTGTTGATACTCTTCATATCAAACTCTGAACGTTGTTTGATAAACGTGTCTGTTAAGGAAGTACCATGATTGATAGCTGCCTTGTATGCGTTTTGAGAAGTGGACTGAATAACACTTAGGAGCGCTTTAGCATCGCCATTAAGAGCTTTTTGCATCATTTCTTGATCTACACCATTAGTAAAGTCCATCTTAGAAGAGACTTCATCGACTACTTTACTATCCAACTTAAACTCAGGAGCTTGGATATCTGAGTTCTTAGCTGCATTCTCGAACATCTTAGCATAAGAATCGAGTGGATTCTCTGGAAGTTCTGCCGTGCCCGGCATCTTACCATCCTTATTAGTAGTAGTAGGACTGGAAGAAAGATCATCCTTACCAGCCTTATTTGAATCAGAAGAACCGGATGCACCGTCTTGGCTGCCGTCCTGAGAAGTTTTGAAGAAGTCCATAATGCCCATGATAAAGCTCCTATTCTGCAAAGCAGAGTGTTAAGTTTTTGAGATTGAGAGAAGTGTTGCTATTACTGCAAGTTTGCCAGATATATGATGGTGCCTGTTAGCGATATCTTTATCTGACATATCTAAAATACTCAAGGAGAGAAGATCTTTTGCATCCTCCGTTCCTAGAATACGAAGATATTTGATTACCACATCCTTATTGAAGATCTGAATAATTTCAAGTTCTTCAGCCTCATTAAGTTTAGCAAAAGGGATAATGTTATTTATACTCATGGTATGTTCCTCATTTTATCTTCGTTATCAATATTAGACCATACCCTCTTCTGAAGGCGGTGGAGGAGAAGCTTGTTGTGCAGCTTGAGCTTCCATTGTGAGAGCTTGCTGAGTATTCTGATTAGCTTGCTCGGCATTCGGTGTGTATTCTTCAAGACCTCGTACTCCCATAAGTTGTGCCATGTGACCAAACATACCAGGAAGCATACCACCGAAGGCTTGTTGAAGATACTGAGATTGTCCGATGATCTGCATGAGCTGCATGATATTCTCAGTACCAGCAAGTTTAGACTTAGGAGTATAGCCATCAGCAAGACGGAAACCTAGAACCTTCTCACGAATCTTAGCAATGTTAACACTTACAACTGCGCCAGTCTTCTGAGAGATGAGTTCAGCATCTTGACCATATTGGAAGATATTGAGTTTTAAGATCTCTTTGAGAGGCATAAAGACTTGGAACTCTAGTGTAAGAGCAGGCATACGGAGACGAGAGTCCGAGTTACCCATAGTATCTGTCCACTCCACAACACTCTTGTTACCCTTCTGGAATTGACCCTGCATAGGACCATTCAAGCCACTTAGCTCCTTGGCAAAAGAAGAGATCATCATACCATCTTGTAGAGCAGTTTCTGTTCCACGAGCATCAAAAGGAATCTGATGATAAGCATCTTGGATTCTACGAGAAGTA